AGCCTCGTAAATTCCTTCTGGCCCATGTATTTCAGGGTTAGACTGAACCATAGTCAACAACTCTTGCGCCATAGTAATTCTCTGCGACTGCGAGAATATATTTGGATCGCTGACGGGTATGACGTCAACTCTGCCATCAAAGTCTTGGCCTTTAATCTCTTGGGCGCCACTGCCTGTGTTGTATGGGTAAGACGGGGGTAAATATTCGCCAAACACTTTTGCCAACAATTTAAACTCAAGCCGCTGAGAGTAATGAAGACGCTTATGGATTGCGCTCATTACTTTTGTGCCGCGCTCTAAAAGAGCCACGGTGGTGCCGACTGGCATATTTTGCGCCGCGTCGCCAATGTTCATATCGCCAATGCTTGCAAAGCGTTTGCCGCTGTCAACCAACAGACCCAGCATTTGCACTAGGACGTTTGACGGCTCTTTAATTGGGAGCGGTATCAAATTCTCTCTCAGAGATGCGCCAGTGGTGTCGATGTCTCTGAACTCGCCGGGCTGTAGCGGCTCGTCTTCGTCTCGAATTCGCATTCCTCGCGCCTTAAATCCAGCAGGAAGGTTTGCCAAGGTTCCCGCATCAATAAGCTGTCGCAGTATGCTGGTTGCTGATTTAGATATTCCGCCAATCATGTGGCTTAGTCCGAGGCCGTAGAAGCCAAGACCCGGCAAAAACTTATACTGCACAAAGAAATTAATCTTGTTTTTCTTTATGTCGCCCTCAAGATAATTTCTTCTAATTGATAAGATCTGCTGAGAATCCTCATCAATGGTGACGATGTAGGGAAGCTTTAATCCAGTTGGCTCGCCATCTTCTCCGAGGTCTTCAAAACCCGTTAAGTCGAGAACCGTGTGCGTCTCAAAAACCGTGTTGTCTCTGTTTTCTTGATAGCTGGGAGACATTCCTTCTATTTCGTTAATTTCTTTTTTAATGTCGCTTTCGGTAAAGGATGTGCCGCCGCCTGAAAGTTCAATGTCGGCATAAAATCCAGAAAGCTGTTGCTTCTTGATTTCGTTTTGGCTCATCTTTAAAACGTGAGTAACCCTCTCAGCCGAAGATAGGTCTGTCGCCTCATAAGGCACAATCAAGTTTTCTGGGGCAATAAACTTTGAAAGGGCTCGATCTCTAACCGTATCGTAATAGACTTTCTTAAATGCGGATCCAGCAAGGGGAAGATAGAACAAAAGCATATCGAGCTCTGGATCGTACTCTTCCATTATATTCATAATGTAAAAATTCATAAACTCTTGAACGCGCTCCGCCTGCATCTCGACGTCAGAGTTTCGTGTTCCTACGATCTCAGTCTTTACTGGCCCCTTCGCTGGAAGAAGCTCCTTGTATGCCTGCGCCTGAAACTGAGTCACTGCCTCCGCCAAGATGGGGTGAATTACGCCCGAACTACCCTGAAACGGGGTGCTTCGAGTTTCATCAAACTTCATGCCAAGATATTTCAGGCCGTCCGTGTATGTCTTTTCCCACTCTGAGCGAGATTCTATGTCGGCTTGAATTGACGACAAAACATCGCCCGCTAAGCCAGCAAGCTCCGAAGAGTCTAAGAAGTCCACCAAGTTTGCGTTGAAGTCGGCCTGAATAACTTCGTCCATTGCGTTCATTTCTTCATCAACGAGTATGTCTTGCTCGGTGACTAGAATTTGAGCCGCGTTTCTAATCATTTCAGATCGGTCTGGCTCCTGAAAGATTTCAACTGAATTTCCAATATCAGGAACCTCTGGCGTGCCTAGATCTCTTCTCTCAATAGCCATTAGTAATACACCGTTCTATTTTGTGGGAGCAATTTTACTTCGTCCATATAATCACTATCCAGATTTAAAAACCCGCCTTGGCGGAATCTCATCAAAGCCATTGTTGCAGAGTCAGTATAATCGTCATGCTCAGCAAATGGAAAGCTCGCCATCTCGTCGATTACTTCTTCAGCAAATCCTTCGTCTGGAGCCCAGACCATGCCGCTTTCAAAGATTGGCGCCACGCTGTTCATTCTAGCTATCTTGTCCTGCCCTCTGCTGGGCGTATAAGCTGTAACGGGAATACCCATTCGCCGTAGTTCTTGGGTCAACGGAGTGCCAGATGCTTTTGCCTCAATCAATATGCAATCAGGCTCCCAATACTTGTACTCATCATACGCTAATTTCTTTAATTCTGGAAAGTCCAGCCTCACGCGCTTGGCGTCAAGAAGTATTATCTGATCTCCCGCCTCTGGTTCTGGCTCGAAAACCGCCCAAGTTGTAATTGCGGAATAATCCGCCGTTTCTTTTTTACTGAAAGCGGTATCGTAACTTTGAATGATGTAAGAGTATGCTGGCACAACTTCAGAATCATAAATATTCCACCACTCTCTTTTTACAATAGCGCCCGAAGCGGCAGTGGGATTTTGCATCCACTGGGAGTTCCATTTTGAAAGCGGCAAAGAAGCCTTGACTGACAATAGTTCTTCTTTTTTCCAAAACTGGGGCCACAGTGGCTCGTCAGTTTCTGGCATGATCGCAGGAAACTCCACAACATCCCATTGATCTGCGTGGTCTTCGCCCTGACGCTTGAGAACCTTACCTACAAGGTCTTTGGTGCTCCAGCGAGTCATTACAATTATGATTATGCCGCCGGGTTGTAATCTCTGCCGTGGCCCCGACGTATACCACTCATAAGCGGCATCCATAGCGCTCGGAGACATAGCGTCTTGCTCAGAATGCGGGTCATCAATAATTAAAAGGTCGGCGCCGCGACCTGTGATGGCGCCGCCTACGCCCGCATAAAAGCTTTCGCCGTCTTGATTAGTTGTCCATCGCCCAGCGCTTTTATTGTCTGATTGTAATTTTAAATCAGGAAAGATGCCTTGATAGTCTTCGCCATCAATTATGTTTCTCACCTTGCGACCAAAGCGAACGGCAAGCTCGGCGGTGTGCGTTGTTTGAATGATTTTTAAGTTTCCTCGCAAACCCATCATCCAAGCGGGAAAGAATGTGCTGGCAAACTCCGATTTGGAGTGTCTAGGAGGAAGGCAGACTATTAGGCGCTTGAGCTTGCCTTGAGCAATGCGATTAAATTTTTCGCCAATAATTTTGTGATGCCGACCCTCAATAAATTCGGGCCACATATGTTTGACAAACTTTATAAAGTCGCCCTGACATTCCTCTTGTTTTTCGAGGCTTTTGTAACGATTGAGCAAAGATTTGGCTTCAATTTGCTCCTGTTCTGACAAGACATCGAAGTCTTTAAATGCAATTTCCTTAGACATCTACCCACTCTTTACCCTGCCACAATAAAGCTTCCGCTTCCCTGCGCCGCACAAGCCCGTCTAAAACTTTTCCGCCAGCCCTATTCCACCGCTTTATCTGATAAGGAATATCAGCGCGACTGCTATCAGTGTTGTCATTGATGCGGCGAAGCAAAGTAGATTCAGAAAAGTTAGTTGCACCCAAATTGTATATCCAAGAAATGAGCGCATCAAACTCGTTTTGTTTGAGAGAAACATCAACCATTTTGAGTATTGATTGCTCAAATTGACATAGGTCGTTCGCAAGAAAAGTCTCAGCCTCGTCCTGCGAACAGGTAGCTCCTTTCTTAACTCCCTGAGTCGTTCCAAAACCGATTGTCCAAACGTCAGCAGAACACTGATAAGCATCTAATTTACAACCTTCAAATTTTTTAATAAGGGCTATGCCCTCTTCACTAGTTTTCATTTAGCTTATCAACTCTTTCTTTTAACTTTTCGATTATAATACGTTGTGCCTCTATCTCTGTCTTTTGCTTTAACATTAAGACACGAAGACGTTCTTCATCACTAACTTGCGGCATAGGAAAGGGCAAGATCATTTCTTTAGCCCCATAATTTTACTTACTCCCCTAATACCAAACGAGCTTGATATAGCCAAAAAAAGTAAGTATTGATACCATTCAGGAAGTCCTTCTAGGGCCACAAACCCCTGCTTAACGCGGTCAATAACCGTTACATCATTAACAATAATAGCATAGCCGACCATAAAGATAGGTATAGCCAAAACCAATGTCCAGAACTCGTCTTTCCAGCTATCCTTGGAAGACTCCGCCATTGTTTTTTCCCAATCAGCATCATTCTCAATAACGCTCATTCGGGCTGTATGCTTGGCTTGTTTTTCTTCCGCTTTATTGCTTAGGTACGTTTTACCTAACTCAGTAGCACCGCCTAGCAACGTACCTAGTAGGTTTAACATAGCTTAACCTTTTATTAACCATAGCTTTATAGCAAAGACAAACAGCAATATGCCGATCATTATCCACAAAAAAGAGTCGATGGTAGGTAGCTCTTTCACGCAGGCATCCACTTGAACAGCGCTATAGCGCTTATGATAAAAGGGTACATACTAAATAAAATCATCTCGATACGATCAAATTTTTTGGCGCCAGATTCAAGACGCTTTTCAATATTCTCATATCTCAGGCTACACTCTTTTTCGTGAGCCTCTAATTTCACGATTGTCTCCTTTACGGTTGCCACCTATCTTTTCTCCGCTGGTGCTTCTGGGTTTACCCAGCCATTGACTTTAGTCCCTAATGGGTTAACAAATACAGGCTTGCAGAACGCAATGACAGGTTTAAAATTATCTTCTCTACGCGCTAATACACGCGCATCATTTAGGCAATGCCGCTGATTAATCCAATGACTAGCCGTCTGCTCTTCCGCGTCGGGCGAAAGTTGGACAATCAGTGCGAAGACGATAATTAAGTCGCCCATTCACGTTATTTAGTAGGCTGACGTTGGAGCAGGTTGAGTATAGCCTTGGTGTCTGAGCGCACTTCGGACAAGTCCTCAACAGCGTTATCTAGTTGGATTTCGCTACGAGTCATTTGTTGCTGAAGCTCATCGACTTCTTCCTCAATCTTTTCGACCTGCTCGCTCACATCTTCAATGTCTTCAGCGTTTTCGGATGCCATAGCATCAAGGCTGGCGTAGCTAAAGATAGCACCAGTAGCCACCACCACGACAGGCAGTAGACCTAATAAATTCGATAGTTTAATTTCCATGTTAAAATCCTTCTCTTAACAGTAATGATACCAGCCTGTTATTATGTATTTTTCTTCAGTCATAGAGGGAATTCCCTTATGAGTATGCGTCCAGCCAGAGGGCCAGATTAAAGTAAGCCCCTTGCGAGGTTTAACTTTTAAATTTTGATAAAAAAAGTCAGTCTCCCCGCCATCTTCAACGTCATTCAAATAAGTCATAAACACTAAATTGCGTTTACAAGTAGACATCCCATTGGTTTCTGCATGGTAATTAAAAAACCCACCGCCTTTTTGATACATTTGAACTTGCCCGCCCTCTATGCCATAACGCTCACATTGATTTGCAAAAACATACTGGCTTTTATACACCTCCAAACAATATTGCAAGGCCGTAAAATACTCTTGGGATAATAACGAAGGTAAATCACAAAAGCCTAAATCGTAAGAGTCTTTTAGAGTTAGGTCTATTTTTCTTTTTTGCGTTATTTCTTCTAATTCAGTACCTTTAGAGGCCGTATTCATCTTAACTACATGGCCTCTAATAACCGCTGAAGATTTTTTATGTTCCTCAATAAGCCGATCACATATAGACAAATCATTTAGTAAATAACCTCCTATAAATGAGGGATGATCACCATCTGTAAGAGTTACAACTTCAGGCGTAGCTACCTGTGCTGAAAAAGAAGCGTGACCCATACTTATCTATACGCCCCGCGTGGAGCCGTAGGTTGGACGCTCGGAAATTCTTCTGTGCTAGGCCAGTCTCGCAACGAATCACGGTACCCCATAATAGAAGAGTGAAAACTGTGTTTGGGTACTGCCTCAATCCAGTCCGTTTTGTTTAACTCTTCATCCCTCCAAGTCCTCGCTACACCTTCAGGCGTAAGAGATACACCTACAAATATTTTCCGCACATACGAAGTGGCATCAGGATGAATAGCAGTTAAGGGAGTAGAAGCAAAAAACAACTCATCCGCAACAATTTCTCTTACCGGATCTTCGTTAGAATTTTTTATAATGTATGTAAACATAAACTTCTCCTATCCTATGTACGAGACAATGACGCAACCTTGACCACCGCCGAACCACTCATTTAAAAAATTATCTTGCGATACAAAACCACCGCTACCGCCGCCGCCAAAACCACCGGGACCGTTACTACTAGATGAGTTAAGGCCGAAGCCATTACTGTTCGCCATCACAACAGCACCCCCACCTCCTGCAAAAGGCCCAGACCCCTCTGAGCTAACTTTAGCAGAAGCACCACTACCGTTAATCTTACAGGTAATACCGGAATTGCCAACACCCGGAGCAAAGGGCGCAGTATTAGTAGAGCCACTAACACTCCCAGCATTACTACTTTGAGGCCCAATAACCATAGCGGCACTACCTTGAGGATTGGTTGCTCCCAGATTACTAATAGCTGTACTTGAAGCTCTGTAAACAACATTTAACTGATTCGTACCGTTTGATCCTACGTTGGCTGTTACAGTCCCTCCC